CTGTCCTGCATCATTCAGTTATCTGATCCTAGTACCTACACGGGTGGCGACCTGACCTTTGAGCATGTGTCTGCATACCCTGATCCGGCAGAACTGCGCCAGCAAGGCACAGTGATCTTCTTCCCTTCCTTTGTACGCCATGCAGCGTTGCCGGTCACTACCGGTAAGCGGTACTCCGTTGCTGCATGGTTTGATGGTCCCAAATGGAGATGAGCATGGTTAAGCCTGTTAAAAAGTCTGTTGCCAAAGGCCCTAGCGCCACTGATGTAGAGGCCAAGGTCGACGCACACGTTGATGTGTGCGCGGTCAGGTATGAGGGCATCGAGCGTGAGATGCGTGGCATGAACGCTAGACTCAAGCGCATTGAAGCGATCATGATCGGCGGTGCTGGCGCGATCATTTTGTTGCTGGCTCATCTTGCGCTGAAATGAAAGCCAAACTGACCTTCTACGTCACGTTGATGGTCAGTGCGACGCTGTGCCTTGTCATTTTTGCAATGGTCATGACTTTAATGATGGGCCTGTTTAACGACAAGGTAGACAACACAGAGATATTTAAACTGATATCGCCTGCGTTCCAGACAGTCGTTGGCGGGTTTATAGGTCTGTTGGCTGGTGTGAAACTTTCCCATGACGATGAGGATGACTCCCCATGATGACTTTGCTTTCAACCGTAATTTCATTTTTGATGGGAGGTCTGCCCAAGATCCTCGACTTCTTTCAAGACAAGTCCGACAAGGGCCATGAACTAGCCTTGGCGAGGATGCAGACTGAGCGTGAGTTGGAACTACGCAAGGCTGGCTTTGAAGCCCAAGAGCGTGTGGAGCATATCCATACTGAGCAGCTTCAGATCGAGTCTGAGGCGCAGAACAAGCAGACCCTCATCAATGCACAACAGGCTGAGATGCAGGCGCTGTACGCCCACGACATGAGCCTCAATGAAGGGACTTCTACTTGGGTCAAGAACTTTCGTGCCTTGGTTCGCCCAGTCATCACCTACGGGTTCTTCTTCCTGTTAGTGGCGATTGATTTGGGGTTGTTCTTTTACGGATGGCACAAAGGCACTGACTTCAAGGAATTGGCTGACTTGCTTTGGGACAATGATACGCAAGCGTTGTTTGCTTCTATTCTGAGTTTTCACTTTGGCGGCAGAGCGTTTGGCAAATGAACATTGGGGTCTATGAGGTTGTCAATAAAACCAATGGCAAAAAGTACATTGGCAGCAGTGGCAATTTGCGGCAACGGCTAATTAATCAAAAGTCTTTTTTGAAAACAGGCCATCAATTTGCAATTACGGCGCTTAAAGGGCAGAAAATAAACATTGATCATTTTGAGTTCAACGTCATTGCCTATACGCCGACAGTTGAGAAAGCGCATGAGTTGGAAACATTGTTGCTGCAAGAGCATAAAAAAGAAATGCTGTACAACATTGCGCTTCACTCCAATGGGGCAACGGGGTTAAAGCGAGATCACAAAACGTATTCTGAAGGTGCAAAGAAGCAATGGAGCGATCCAGAGCAACGCGCAAAGAAGATGGCAAATATGAGGGGCAAACGGCAAAGCGTTACTTGCCCGTGGTGTGCAACGGTTGGTGCTGGCGGCAATATGCGGCGTTATCACTTTGAGAAATGCAAAAGCAAGTGAACGTGTCCCCGCAGGCTATCCGCACCATCAAGCACCATGAGGGCGTGAGGCTCAAGCCTTACCGTTGCCCGGCGCTGCTGTGGACTGTGGGCGTGGGCCATGTTCTGTATCCAGAGCAGGGCAGACTCAAGCTGGAGGATCGCAAGGGCTATGCACTCAGGGACGGCGATAATAGGGTTTGGACACAGGGCGAGGTGGATGCACTACTGCGCTCAGACCTTGCGCGTTTTGAGTCAGGGGTGGCCCGAATGTGTCCTGCTGCTAGTAGTCATCAAGGGCGCTTTGACGCACTGGTGAGTTTCTCATTTAACGTGGGACTAGGGACACTACAACGCTCAACCCTTCGGGCCAAGTTCAATCGTGGCGACTATGACGGCGTTGCAAAAGAGTTTCTCAAGTTCACCAAGGCTGGAGGCAAGGTTCTCAAGGGGCTGGTGAACCGCAGGAGTGACGAGGTGGCAATGTATGGCAGGCCTTGACGACATCACCAATCCGCTGAACCAAGCTGAAGGCGCTATCAAGGCTGCTAGGGGCGTTCTCAATGAGAGCGTCGGGCTGGTCAAGGATGTCAACAAAGTAGCCGGAGAGATCAAGCAGTACCGCGAGAACAGGCAGGACGAGAAGGCTATTGCGCCCTCCCTGCTGAACAAACGCGCCACCAAGCGCATCACCAAGCGTGACGTAAAGCAGGCAGAAGCTGAGTACGATTCTGAACTCGATTCCTCAATGGCTGCGGCCAAAAAGATTCTGATTGAGAAGAAAAGAGCGGAAGAAGAAGCCGCTATGGTTTGGGCGATGTCCAAGGACGAGCGGGACGCTTATTACGCTGAAAAGGCCGCCCAGATTGAGCGGGTCAAGAAAGAGAAACTGCGCCTAATCCGTGAGGAAGATGCCCGACGGGAACGCAACGAATTGATTGGGGCAATCGTGTTTGGAGTGGTGGCGACGGGGGTAGTCATATGGGGTTTTCTCGTGTGGATCGCCGTGATGAAAGGCAGTGGTATGACTTGGTTGCCCGGCATAACGTGGATCCGGTGAAAACTGTCCCCGCCGACGCAAGTTTGATTGTCACCAGCCCACAGGAAGTTCAGAAAAATCTTGAAGAATGGCGGCGTTTTGAGGCTAGGATTCACATAGTGGTATAAGGAGTTTGATGTCTGGCACGGTGCGCGTGCAACGGTTGAGAGGAAGCTGAAGGGTCGACCCGTATCGTTAAGGCAATATCCGCCTCAATGGGTAAGGTGCAAAAGCCCTGCACTCCGTGGCCTCCCGGCAGGATAAGCCTGCACATCATTTAATTTGGAGATCGAGATGGCGCTTCAAAAACTTCAATTCCGACCCGGCGTAAACCGCGAGTCCACCACCTATGCTAACGAGGGTGGGTTCTACGCCAGCGACAAGATCCGATTCCGTTCGGGCTTTGCTGAGAAGATCGGCGGCTGGATCAACCAGTCCACCTACACGTTCAAGGG